AGGAGGTATTCTTACCAAATGGCTAAAGGTGTAAAACATTACTTTAGAGATGGTACAGAGCATAGCGGGTCTACACACAAAGACCCATCCGGTAAGTTAATGTCGGGTGCTCGCCATACAAAGAACAGTAAGTACCTGTATCACTTTAAGGAACTATCTAAAACTGCACAAAAAAGGGCTAGACCATAATGCCATACAAATCTCGTGCTCAACAAGCGGCTGTCGCAATCTCAATGAAAAAGGCGGGCAAGAAACCTGCTGAGATTAAAAAGCACATGTCTAAAGGCGGTAAAGCAACCAAGAGTAAAGTTAATGAAGCTGGAAACTACACAAAGCCATCTCTCCGCAAGCGACTTTTTAACGAGATTAAAGCGGGCGGAAAGGGAGGTGCACCGGGTCAATGGTCCGCACGGAAAGCTCAAATGCTCGCCAAGCGTTATAAAGAAGCTGGCGGAGGATACAAAAACTAATGCCTTTAGCGAAGAGTCAAAAGTCTCTCAAAGCGTGGACAAAGCAAAAGTGGCGTACCAAGAGTGGCAAGCCATCTACACAAGGCCCGAAAGCTACAGGGGAGCGTTATCTACCGGAGAAAGCTATCAAGGCTCTTTCGGACAAAGAGTATGCCGCTACTACGAGAGCCAAGCGAGCGGGTACGAAAAAAGGCAAACAGTTTGTTTCACAGCCTAAAAAAGTGGCTAAAAAAGTAAAAGCACATAGAAAGGTAAAATAGAATGGCAGATCGTCAGTTAACTGAAAAACAACAGAAGTTCCTAGACGTACTCTTTGAAGATGCACGTGGAAGTGTTGTGGAAGCTAAAAAGCTGGCAGGCTATTCTCCTACACAACATACTGCATCTATTGTGAGTTCATTGAAAGATGAAATCTTAGAGCGTACTAACATGTACCTTGCCCAGAATGGCCCACGTGCGGCTATGGCGATGGTTGGTGCGTTACACGATCCAACTGAGCTAGGCATTAAGGAAAAGATGCAAGCGGCTAAAGAAGTCATGGATCGTATTGGTATCATTAAATCTGAAAAGGTACAAATTGAATCTACAGGCGGTGTGATGTTACTTCCACCGAAACGAACTGAGGATGACGAACAAGAATAAGTGGATATTGGCACAACCTGAGAATGTCATTGAAGATGATGATTTTCTGCCAATACCACGGATAGCAAGAACAATACCATTTGGGTATGAAGAAGATCCAGATGACACAGACATGCTGAAGCCTATTCCTCGTGAACTAAGGGCTTTAGAAAAAGCAAAAGAGTATTTACAGCAATACAGTTATCGCGAAGTTTCTATTTGGTTGTCAAAGCAAACAGGAAGAAGCATTTCGCATATGGGTTTGAAGAAGCGAATAGATAGTGAGCAATCCCACAAAAGACGCAGTGCGACTCTCCGCGAGTGGGCCAGAAGGTACGAAAAGGCGATCTCCGAAGCGGAGAAGCTCGAAAGGTCAAGGCTCGGCGCTCGCAAGTCAAGAATCAAAGAAGAAGATACTATCGGAACCGAAGATTGAAATCAGGGAAGATGTACATCAAGAACCTGAATTTGAGCCGATTCGCCCAGAAGAACACAACGTAATATTTAAGCCTAACGCTGGACCTCAGACTGAGTTTTTGGCGGCAGGTGAAAGGGAGGTCTTATATGGAGGTGCCGCAGGCGGTGGTAAGTCTTATGCTATGTTGGCTGACCCGTTACGATTTATGGGCCACCCATCATTCAGTGGACTGCTACTACGACATACCAATGAGGAACTAAGGGAACTTGTTTGGAAGTCACAAGAGATGTACCCAAAGATCTGGCCGGGAATCAAGTGGTCAGAAAGAAAGATGCAATGGACTGCCCCTTCAGGCGCAAGGCTGTGGTTCTCGTATCTAGATCGGGACGAAGACGTATTAAGATACCAAGGTCAGGCTTTTAGCTGGATTGGATTCGACGAATTGACACAGTGGCATACGCCATTTGCATGGGATTACATGAGATCCCGTTTGCGTAGTACAGCGAGTGATTTGCCTACATACATGAGGGCAACAACAAACCCCGGTGGTCCCGGTCATGCGTGGGTTAAAAAGATGTTTATTGATCCTGCCCCTCATGGCAAGGCATTTCACGCCACAGACATTGAATCTGGGGAAACATTAAGGTATCCTAGCAAGCATTCAAAAGCTGGGCAACCATTATTTAAACGTAGGTTTATACCTGCGATGCTAACAGATAACCCTCATCTGTACGATCAGGGGGACTATGAAGCGATGCTCCTGTCCTTACCTGAGCATCAACGTAAACAGTTATTAGAGGGTAATTGGGATGTTGCTGAAGGTGCGGCGTTTCCTGAGTTCAACAGACAAATACATACTATTGATCCTTTTGACATACCTAACAATTGGGTTAAATTTCGCGCCTGCGATTATGGGTATGGTTCTTATTCTGCTGTTGTTTGGTTTGCCTGTACTCCTGATGAACAGCTTATTGTCTATCGTGAGCTATATGTTAGTAAAGTCTTGGCAACTGATCTTGCTCGCATGGTCATGGAGCTTGAACAAGACGATGGCAACATCAAGTACGGCGTACTAGATAGCTCTTGCTGGCATAAGCGTGGAGATACTGGTCCTTCATTGGCGGAGCAGATGATTGCTCAAGGATGTCGCTGGAGGCCATCGGATCGCTCAGCAGGATCTCGTATTGCAGGTAAAAACGAAGTTCATCGCAGATTACAGGTTGATGAGTTTTCGGAAGAACCAAGACTTGTGTTTTTTAACACATGTACTAACTTAATTGCACAGTTACCTATTATTCCTTTGGATAAGAAAAATCCAGAAGACATTGACACGAAGTCTGAAGATCACCTGTATGACGCATTGCGTTATGGCATCATGTCAAGACCTCGTTTTTCAATTTGGGACTTTGATCCGGCACACTCAAGGCCATCGTCCTATGTACCCTCAGACAGTAAATTTGGATATTAAATATGGAAGAAGATGATATCTTTGAAAGTGACGCTCAAATAACACTTGAAGATGTAGAAGACCGGATAGAGGAATCTCCTGAGCTACAATCGTTAGTGCGTTTTGTCATGGAGCGGTACACTAAAGCTGAAGATACACGCCGTCAAGACGAAGATCGTTGGTTACAATCTTATCGTAATTATCGTGGCATCTATGGTCCAGACGTACAATTTACTGATGCTGAGAAGTCTCGCGTCTTTATTAAGGTGACAAAGACTAAAACTCTTGCGGCCTACGGCCAGATTATTGATGTTTTATTTGCCAATCAAAAATTCCCAATCTCAGTAGAGCCTACTCGCTTACCTGAAGGCGTTGCAGAAGCAGTTAACTTTGATATGCAACCTGCTCAGCAGGGTGGTGCGAGTATGGAGCCAGCATCCCCGTATGGATTTGAAGGTGATGGCATGGATTTTCCTCCCGGTGCTACAGCGCAGTCACTGAGAGAAATGAATCTAGGGCCACTAGAAGAGAAGCTTCAAGAAGTTGAAAACCTAGAAGAAGGTTATGGCTTAACTCAAAGTAAAATTACGTTTGAGCCTGCATTAGTTGCGGCCAAGCAGATGGAAAAGAAAATTATGGACCAGTTGGAAGAGGCGAATGCTTCCAAACAACTTCGGTCTACTGCATTTGAAATGGCCTTGTTCGGCACTGGTATCATGAAAGGACCATTTGCCGTTGATAAGGAATACCCGAATTGGGATGAGGAAGGGGAATACAACCCAACAATTAAGACGGTTCCCTCAACATCCCATGTCTCTGTATGGAACTTTTACCCAGACCCTGATGCGGCAAATATGGATGAGGCACAGTATGTTGTAGAGCGGCACAAAATGTCCCGTTCACAATTGAGAGCACTCAAGAAGCGTCCATTTTTCCGTGCCAATGTCATTGACGATGTTGTTGATATGGGTGAAGGTTACGTTAAAAAATACTGGGAAGATGATCTCCGTGATTATCAAACTGAGCATGACATTGATCGTTTTGAAGTGTTTGAATACTGGGGAACAATTGATCGAGAAATCTTAGAAGTTGCAAAAGTAGAAATTCCAGATGAACTTGAGAACGTCGATGAAGTTCAAGCAAATATCTGGTATTGTAATGGGCGCATTCTAAGAGCAGTTCTTAATCCGTTTAAGCCTGCCCGCATTCCATACTATGCTGTGCCGTATGAGTTAAACCCATACTCATTCTTCGGTGTAGGTATCGCTGAAAACATGGACGATACTCAGACGCTGATGAACGGTTTCATGCGTATGGCAGTGGACAACGCTGTTTTGTCAGGGAACTTGCTCATCGAGATTGATGAGACAAACCTAGTACCCGGTCAAGATCTCTCCGTGTATCCGGGTAAAGTATTCCGCCGTCAGGGTGGCGCACCGGGACAAGCAATCTTCGGTACTAAGTTTCCGAATGTTTCTGGGGAGAACATGCAGTTGTTTGACAAGGCACGTGTACTTGCCGATGAGTCAACAGGCTTCCCCTCATTCGCACATGGACAGACAGGTGTAGCTGGCGTAGGCCGTACAGCGTCTGGTATCTCCATGTTAATGAATGCGGCGGCTGGTGGCATCAAAACTGTCATTAAGAATGTAGACGATTATTTGCTAGCACCATTAGGCAAGTCAATGTTTTCATTCAACATGCAGTTTGACTTTGATCCTACAATTAAGGGTGACTTAGAGGTTAAAGCACGCGGCACTGAATCGCTGATGGCGAATGAAGTACGTAGTCAACGACTCATGCAATTCTTGCAAGTTGCATCTAATCCATCACTCGCACCGTTTGCTAAGTTCCCATACATTGTACGTGAAATTGCTAAGTCCATGGATCTCGATCCAGACAAGGTGACAAACAGCTTTGAAGAAGCGGCCTTGCAAGCAAAGATCATGCAACAAAACGCACCACCCGCTCCTCCAGCCGCACAACAGGCTCAGGGTGGTCCTCCGGGAGTTCAAGATACCTCTGGAGCAGGTGGAGGCAATATCGGTATAGGACAAGCTCCAACACCGGGCGAACAAGGATTTACGGGAAATGACCAAGGTGGACAACAGCCAGCACCGCAAGCAGGTGGTGAGCAAGCTCAAACCCCTTTGCAGTAACTCAAAACAGTGGGATGCTTTCTGTGAGTATTTAGACATTATGATATCCGAAAACCATAGAAAACTAGAGCAATCAGACAACATAGTATCCATTCATCAGGCGCAGGGTGCTGTACAAGCTTTGCGCTCACTCAAGTATTTAAGAGACGAGGCTTTATCCGATGGCTGATTTTAAGGGAATTCAGGAACAGTACGACGATATCAATCAGGTTGGTTCTCGTCCTGTTGGACTAATGACTGAATTTACCACTGAAGCAGGTCGGCCAATATACATTTCTCATAATGGAGAGATAGTCTCTGAAAAGTCTACGACTATTCCATACAATGGGAAATATGTGAATGTTCCATCTATACATGATGGCATTGAGTATTCCGAATTTGAACTTATCAAACTTCTTGATGAAAAAAAGATTAAACCTACCAGTACACACAAGACACAAGAACTTGCAGTTAAAGCGGCGCAAAAACGTAGTCCATCTTTAATGTCAGAAGAGACTGCTAGGGCTGTTGAGTCTAAGTATTGGAAGGAAATGACTAAGCGAAAAGCAACGGCTGATCAGATCCTTGGCGATTCTTCTACAGAACTTGTGACTCCAGATGCAAAAGCTGAGAGGCGCATGGATGACTTGCAAGCGATACAAGAGGATGAATTCTTAGATTTGTATGGCGAAGGCGAAAAGTCACAAAAACTAGACGCTTATATGTCCACACTATCAGAAGATGATAAGAGCGATATGCAATCGTACTTAGATAAACCCACTCCAAAAATTAACAGCATTGAAGGT